ACCCTTCAGCAAAATCGCCAACAAGGTCGTCGAGCAAATCCTTGTAAAGGTGCCGCATAACCGGATAACGGTGATACGCAACTTTTACGGCTTCTTTAGGGTCCATACCGACTAAGATTAAGGCCCGAAGGACTCGCTTGAAACCGTCTAAATTATTCTCCAGGTTGTTCTGCGTTCTGTCCTTCGGCATTTACATCACCCTTATCACCCGTCGTCGGTTCAAACCGCTGTTTCATTAAATCCCTATCCCGTTCAGCCTCATCAAAGCCTTCTTCTATCTCGCTTACAATGTCATCATACGTATCAGGCTCAATATTCGGCATATACGCTTCCAGGACTTTCTTACTTACTTCAGCGGAGAACGTATCAGATCTAAACCCAAGATCCAGTGCCTGTTGTGCCTGAGACAGCGATTCGGTAACGTCGTTAATTTGAAAATCTCGAGGATATTCAACTTCATAGCTAACGGACTCTTTCGCCCACAATTCGTACAGTCCAATGATATCTTTTTCGGCCTCTTCACACTGAACGGAGAAGTCTGCCAGTCGTTGGTTGGTTCGTTCAAAATCCCATTGTTTGGCCACACCGCTCTTTGACTGTTCTACGCCTACAACCGAATCAATGCCGCTCATACGGTACATTTCCTTTATGAGTCGGTCAATCTGAGCCATCAGCACTTCAGCCGGACCCTTATCCGGAGCGATGAATGCCGGTGCGTGAGATGACTCTTGCGGATACAGCAGCATGTTATTTGTTCCGAGCGTTACGTCGGGAGTGCTGCCGTCTGCCGGCATCGTCAATACGGAGAACGTCTGATTGTTGAGTATTTGCGTCAAAAGGCTGCACAAGTGGTACACATGGTAGTTTGTCTGTGCAATACTCAAAAACTCGGCAGGCGGTAAAATGTCCGTCTTTTTGGAGCTTCTGCCGAACCACTGGACAACAGGAATGCGGCCAATGTTATGCGTGCCGCCCTTAATTTGGTTCCCATTTTCGTCCAAGACCTGCCAATTCGTCGGAGTCCATATATAGTATCGGGTTTGCTTTTTCCTATCTGCGTCGTAAATAACGTCCTTGTATGCAAACTTGATTAACATTCCCTTCTCATCGAACTGCCAGTCCGTAATGTGATGCGGCTCAACAGCAGTCAAATACGGTAAGGCTCGATTCTTGACATTATCAGCCACCGATTCACCGAACTCCACAACGTTGTTCACAACGACATACATAACACCGTACAGCTTAGCAAGTGTCGCTTGCTGACGTATATATTCCTGTAAGCTCGTGCCTTTGCGGTCTACGTCTTCCAAGAACACCTTGAACTTCTCCGTGTCTTTATATTCACGCTTGATTGCATCCCTAAATATCGGATCTACCGACGCATTGACGATAGGACCGGTATAGTTCAGGTAGTAAGCCAGTTTCTTGCGAAAGGCGTAATTCGGCGTGCTTTCTCTCGGGTGTCGTACAAGGCCACGGCCAACAGAGAACAGCCCTGTACCGTAATATGCGTCTTTTAGTAACTTATATCCATACAGTTTTTCAGAGTCCATATTTTTACTCCTTAATAAATATTGACGTGTGCCGCTTTAATCTGCGGGGCGTTTATTTTCTCGGCAATGCCCGTCGTTGCATCCTGTGCGTCATCGTTAGCATTTTTACCTTCTCGCTGATAACGAGTCATTGCCCTATGATATTCAGGCCATCGGTCCTTCCAGTTGGTCGGGAAATAAACATGCTCCATGACCCAGGTGGAATTCGACAGTATCCTGGCCACTTTGTTTTTCGTCTGCGCGAACGTATTAATGACCGTTTTATTCCACTTATACGTGTCTTGTAATATCCGTCGTACCTGTCTTGCGAACCCTCGGCCGCCGTTATTCGATTCAAAGTCGGCCACGTTCACGCCGTTATGGTATAACATGGACGCTGTTGCCGGCTCTGTCTCTTCCATAGCGTCCTTCGTATATAGAAGGTCAAGCACATAGGCTTCGCCGTTATACACGCCGTACACAATCGAGCAAAGGTAATCGGTTCCAGTGTCGGCCGTATCCGTGTAGTTTTGAATAGCCGTAAATAGCGGATTGCCGTTTGCATCTGTCGGGATGCGGTCATACGTCTTAAAGCTAGAATATAACTGCCCTTTGAGGTCTATCGGCTCTTGCTGATAGTTAGCCGATGCAATGTCGGCACCCATGGCCCGTACTTTTTCTTCATAACTACGCCTCGATAATATCTCATCGCAGAGCATGGTACCGTCCGGCTGCAACGCCTTCATCGTAATTACCTTAGCCGCCTCGCCGAAATGCTCTATAGCTCGACCGGCCAAATCGTCGCTCGCCCAACGGGTCATGATGATAAGTATCTTGCCGCCTTCTTCAAGACGGCTTAGCATTGTATTCGTAAACCACAGCCAGGCCTTTTCTTTCGCTGTTTCGTTGTAAGCTTCTTCAGCGTTCTTTATGATATCGTCAATAATAAGTAGTGAACAGCCAAAGCCCGTCGCAGTACCTGACGGAGACGTGGCCAAGTATGAATTATAGCTACCGTCAAGCGACCACATATCCATGGCTGCGTCACCACGTTTAATGCGGACGTTCGGAAATATATCGGAGTAAACGGTAATATTATCGTCAGCTTTAACTTCTTGAATCGCATTTCGAACATTCTTAGCAAAGGTTGCTGAAAGGATATTGTTATACGAACCGGTCATTATCTTTTCGGCCGGGTTACGACCAAGGACCCACTCGACAAATAAACTCGCCGTGCGGCTCTTTCCATGCCGAGGCGGCTCGTTAATAATAAGCACTTTGGCTTTCTCATCTTCATAGAACGACTGTAACGCCTCACATAACTCAACAAGATACCGTCGTTCAGGCTTATAGAAATCAGAAGCCATTAAATTGCAAAAATAAAAGAACTCACGCCGCGCGAGTTCTCGTTTTGCTTGCCGCTTAATGCGTTCGTCAATCATCGCCTATCAGCTTCTTTATGTCTTCCGATTTGACGCCATCAAAGGGATTATTCTCAATCTTTGCTTGCATATCGACGTTCTTTACGTCTCTCCATAGGTCAGGCCGTCTGTTTTTTAACCAGAAGATTTGCGCCGTTACATCAGGCCGTTCACGCTTAGTTACCACCTTCGTTACAGCAAGGCCTAGCGGTTCGCCGTTAGGGGCATACGTCATTTCTTTCGTAACCTCGTTATACTCATACCCCAGGGCTCGTTTAAGCAGCGCATTTTCAACCTCAATATCAACGACTTCCTTACCTCTTTTTAAGGCGTCAGAAAAGTCAGGGTATTTCTTCTTCCAGGAATACAAAGTGTCTCGACTAATACCGATATGAGACGCTATTTCGGCGTCAGTTGCCCCGTCACGAGCCCAAGCCTGTAACCGCAAAAGATTATCAGGCTGAAGCCACTGTACATATTTACCTTTTGCCATTACAGACTCACCTCCTTTGCGTGCCGTATTTGGAACGATTCATGGCATGTTTGGCTGCAACGAAACACTTGCACGCACCTGTCCCGCCAATATGTATTACGTTAGCAGAGCAAAATCCTTTATGATTGTTTAGGCAGGATCTGCGGCAGCATTGTACTTTCGTTTGATTTGCCATGACTCTCCTTGATACGACGCACATAAAAAGGACGCCCCATTAGGACGTCCTTAAAATACTAACATTCACTTTTTCTTATATCTGTTGGCATGGGAAGATTCGCATGCCACAGTGCCAAGCTATAAAATCCCCGATTAAAATCGCCAAAAAAACCATATTGACCACTATAAAAAGCCATCTATGTTTTTCCCCTGTAAAAACCATGTCCCGGACAAAATTCATTAATACCGCTAAGACATTAAATAACACGATCGCCAACATCATAACGACAAACACAAGCCGATATGGACTGACAGTATGCATATTAGCCAACACGGAAGATGAAAAACCTAACCCCGAAACAAACGAAACTACGATTGCAGAAAAGACGCCCAGTATCGCTACGTATTCCCTCTGCATTCTTTGCGCCTTCTCTCTTAATCCTTCAGCCTCATTACTTATATTCACTAGTTGGCTTGTCACGTCCTCTAGCTTTTTATTAGCATACTCAGCCTGAACCTTTAGATAATTAATTCGCGCTATATCTAAATTCACATGATCATATAGCTTGCGAACGCCGTTGTATACAGGCTCACCTTTATGGTACTCCTTTATTTCACTGTATAAAAGACCTATATTTTGCGCAAGTGTTTCTAAATTACAATCTTCTTTCTTATCTACATCCGTAATAACCGGATAGATTTCTGAATACATATGTCGAAACTCAGATTCTGTATATATTGCTTTGAGCCGTCCAACATACTCATCCATTTTATCTTTTAAAACATCCTGACCCTTAGAGAGCTCTTCCAATACTTTGCGAATCTCATCCATCTTTTCTTCATCAGTTATGTTCTGCTCTTTATTATCCACGTGTTCGAATTTCCTTTTCCGGAATTATCGATTTATTCCCCTGTCCGCCGTTATAAATATGGTACCACGCCTTCTTTTTATCGTGAGTATCTTCAACCAAATCCCAGGGCTTTTTATCCCTTTTCTCCTCAATAATTCTGTCTATGGTAATTTTGTCATCCCCACTAATCACAGGTACGTCTTCATATTTTATACGCAAAGGAAAAGAGCCCGCCCCGCAATACTGCTGATACACCGCTCTTACGACAGGACCAAATTGCCATGCTTCAATTTCATCCGAAAACGCACGGATACCTCTCTTCTGTAAAAACTTAACTTGAATATAATACAGGATTTTCTGCAACTGAAGATTGCTAATAGGCTTTCTATCATTCATGCATTTTGTGATGATATATTTTGATAAATCCAATGCGCTTAACATACACCCATCTCCTTTGTGTCTAATTATTTTAACATTTTTCAATTCATTTTCCTATATCCAAATATAAATACTAATACATCTATCACATAGGACGCACTGGATTAATCTGTTTAAATCATGCATATGGCAAAGGCGACGCCCTAATGGACGCCGCCTTTGCTGTAAATAAAACTACTTAGAATGATTGTGCGTACGGTATTTCCCGTACTTTTTACTTCTACATCATATCATGTCAAGATACTGACATTTAATGCCATCTTCTGAGAAAAACCATCTAGTGCCGCTCGATGGATTCGGAAGGTATGTCGCCAAGTGATATTCATCTCAACAGCAATTTGTTCCCACCGTTTATTCTGAATATATCGCTTAGTTAACACTTCTTGCTGAGTGGCACTTTCAAGCTTTGCTATAAGAATCTTCGCTTGTTCACGCATTTCTATCAACTCATCCCATTCACGATTAGTGTCCCGAATAAGCTCGTCTAGGCGGGCAATCTTGTCGGACACGTCTATGGGGCTACCGCCGGTGATTTTATCTTTAGCGTAATCCAAGGCTTGAAGGCTGCATATGTCATGTTGAAGCTGAGCGATCCGCTCTTCTTTCATTCGTAGCCTAACCCCAAGACTGCGGACGTATTCAAGATATTCCTTTGCCGTCATGCCATGCCTCCTACTCTTCGAGATAACTATACGCTCGGTCGAGGTCTCGGAAGGCTGCATCAATTGCACTAAGCGCCATGTCTTTGCAGTCCATATCCATTTCGTTATCTCTATAAACAGCCTCACGAACTCGTGCTAAATCCGCAGATATATTAGCCAATAATACGGCAGCATCTTCGGGGTCAACTTGTCCGTTAATAGGGTTTCTTGCGATATTGGTCATTATGATTCTCCTTCCAGTGTCGTTTGTTGCAATTCTTTTTGCGGTAAGATATTGCCGCAGTCAACTAAAGCCTTCATTTTTTTTAATAACTTAACCAGGGATTCTCCGTAATCAGCCAGCGGCTCCTTGATTTGGTTGTACTCTTCCTGGCTTTTAAATCCGTCCTTACCAATAACAGGCCGAATAACATACCCAAATTGGTCATCGGGGATAAGCATACAACCACGACCACGAAGAAAGCAAAGCACATCGGCAAGTTCAGAGTTAATGAAGGCGGCATGTAGGAATAGCCATACCCACAGATTGCTGTCTTCGGGGTGCTTTTTCTCATAATCGTCATGATATTCTTCAATCGGCCAGTTTTTCGGATTACGGGCCTCTTCTACTTTGCGGACAAGGCGTTCAACAAGGTTCTTAATTTCAGGATCCCGCCGAAGCAAATCAAACTGGGGATGTTCCATTTCATTTAGAATCTCTTTGAAGGCACTTCTGGCTCGTTTTACGACCTCTTGATTAGCCATTGGTAAGTTCCTCTATCTCGATATAAAGTCCGGGCTTATCGAGGTAAAATTTTTGAATTTCTTCACAAGCGACAAGAGCATCGTCTGTCCAAAAGTCCAAATCCGTCATCACGTCTTTTAAGAGCTTCACGAGATTATCAGTGTCAGGCTTCGTTGTTTTCCAGCTCTTTACAGGGTGAGCTGTCGTTGCTAAATATATCCACGTCGTCGAAAGCCTGACGGGACCCGTAAACGGAGCCTTAGGTGCGTACGGAGCAAGGGCTGCCATAAACTTCTGGCGAGCGTCTTTTACGTTCTGAGGCTCGTACACGACAGGCTTACCGTTTACTACCATAATTTTCTTTTCCTGGTGAGTCGCCGACGGAATCATCATCGGCAAGAAAAACTTCAATTTTATTGCATACTCCTTTCTAGGGAAACGCCGAGGGCACGTATTGCCCTGAGGCGGTCAAAGTGTGTTAAGAAAACGGCAAAGCCAAAGCCGTTTTTAACACTTTGTCCGTCCATGGCAATTGTGGATTTTTTATACAACGGACATTTGTATATATATATAACGAATGTCCGATGTTTGTCCGATTATATTTATGCATATACGGCGTTTTTGACTCATATTTATTCATTCCTAAATACCTTCCCTTGTTCTCTTCGGAAGGTTTCAGAGCTATCAATATCTCGCCCGACAGTCTTAACGCTCACATCAAGATATTCGGCCATATCCCCTACAGTGACCTCACCTGAGATGAGGCACGCATTGTATGCCGCCTCGAGATTCTGAATCCGGGACTGCCGTTGTTTCTGCCGAGTCCGTTGTCCTTTCTCGTTGAGCTTCATCTCGACGTCCAGCTTAATCGTCTCGAGCGTTCCCGTGTCATCAATACGATGAACGGGATAATCGAACCATACGTTCACCGGCCGAAACGAAGCGTACTCACGAAGCGTGCCTTCGATACGCCAAGCCGAACGAGAGGACCCGACTTGTTCAGCGTCGAGTTCAATCATATCGAGGAGGGCGTCGGCGTCACGGCCGAATACGCCTGACCCTGAGGCCCTGTCGATAGCTCGCTTACCGCCTTGAGCGCCTTTGGAGTGATGATGACAATAAATGACCGAGCAATTAAGCTCCGTTGCGATACGGTCGAATTGATTGCAAAAATGAGCCATTTGTTCAGCGCTGTTCTCATCACCCGTAATGACCTTGTAAATCGGGTCGATGATAATCGCCGTATATTCCTGTTTAACGGCTCTCCTAATGAGTTTCGGAGCCAGCTTATCCATAGGCAAAGATTTTCCTCTAAGATTCCATATATCGATATTAGAAAGGCTGCGGGCTTCCCAGCCAAGCTCCGTATATACGTCTTTAAATCGATGCAGGCAAGAGGCTGCGTCAAGCTCCAGATTCACATACAGGACTCGTCCCTGGGAGCATTCCCAATTTAGCCATTTACGGCCTTCGGCGATTGCGATAACAAGTTCTATAAGGGCAAAGGACTTACCCGCCTTAGACGGTCCTGCAAGGAGCATTTTGTGACCTTTACGAAGTACGTTTTCGATAAGCGGCGGTGCCAACGGCGGCAGGTTGTTCCAAAAGTCCCGAAGGCTTTCAGGCTCCGGAAGATTGTCGTTAATCGATTCGATCCACGTCTGCCATTCGGCGAAACTGCTCTTACCGATATTCGTATCAACCAGAAACTGCTTTTTATCCTTACGAGTAACGCCGGGCATACGGCTGAGGCGGCTCGGATTTCGGTTCTGAACGTCGATTTCAAGGCCGTTCTTTCGGCAAATGTTATAAAGATAATCGACCCGTTTCCGATATTCGTCGTAATTGGCAGCGTCTACTTTAACGATGGCATGGACAGATTTACCACCGCTGTAGACCATACATGTAACAGGAAGCTCCAGTTTACGGATGATTTCGTTTTGCTTGTCGATGGGCATACAGTCCGATTCGACTAAGGCGTATTTAAACTCCGTTACGTTCTCATTACGGACGCCTCTCCCGTCTAAGGGGTTAAAGCGTATCCAAGCTCCTACATCGGGATTATAATCACCCAAAACGGCACCGATATCGCCGTCGCACTCTGATAGTGCGTGAATAAGCTCCCCAGCTGTACGCTTAAATTTCCCTTTAGACGGTAAGAATTTTCCGTCCTGTTCCCAAGACTCAGTTACGTAGCCGACGTAATCGGAGCTGTCGTAAAGAAGCTCTAAATAAGTAATTAAATCTTTAGCCGGATTCCAATCGTCACCCGGGTCTTCAATTTCTCGTCCTTCTACCCAGTTCTTATCGATAATGACTTCTTCGTCGGCAATGATTTCGTCATCCCATCCATACGCCCGATCGGGTAAATGGGGTGTGGCCGTCCAGCCGTTTTCTTTGGCCATGTTTACGATAGTAGCTCCCGTAACAGGACTTCCGTTATAGTGGCCTGTGAACGTTGCCCATTTTTTAGCACATTCGCCGGCGTGATAACGAGTGATATCTTTGGCGCTCCAGGACTCCCAGTCGCTAATGTCGTAGCCTTCTTCTTTAAGCCCCATTCCGACCTGCAGCCATTCCTGATAATCGCAAAAGGCGGGGTCGATGTAGTCCAATAAAGGTATTAAGTTGATTTTGCGCATTGCTTTTTCATCTCCTTTATGGACTATGCCGGGATATAGGTTTCAGGCGTTACGCCATTCGGAATTCTCCAATTATTCATGGAGATTCGAGCAATCATAGAAGAAGCCTGGTCAAATGTCCAGGTGCCGACATGCTGGAACCCACGAGACTCTAAGAAGCGTATTTGCTTAGGTCTGGATAAGCTCATATCCTGACGTTTCTTTAATCTGTCTAAAAGAAGTGAAGCCTTACCGGCATTTTCGATTTCATCGGCAAAAATACCGAACTTTTCAAGGGCCTGTATTTGTTTCACAGACGGAGGCGCCATTTCGTAACCAAACGAAGGCACATATCCCGATAAGTCTTCAGACTGAATGGACATTTCAAACTGTAACGGATCCACAAGCTTACGTTTGCGTTTCTTCATTTCCTTCAGCTTTTCAGCCAAAGCTTGTTCCCGTTCAGCTACGACATCCGATTCGGACTCTTTTTCAAGCTCTTCAATATCAATTGGAACCGCCGAATCTTCAAGTTTTTCCGTCATTTTCTTTGCGATGTCTTCATCTTTACTGATGAGATGGGCAGGTCGGCATAATTCATACCGTTCCGTATTCCACAGAAAATCAAGCAGCAGCACGTTTTCTTTTCCTTCGTGTAATCGAGTGCCACGACCTACCATTTGACTGTATAAGGCTCGGGATTTGGTCGCTCGCAGAACGATAATGCAATCTACCGACGGACAATCCCATCCTTCAGTCAGAAGCATACTGTTACATAGAACGTTGTATTTCCCGTCCTCAAAGTCTTTAAGGACTTCTGCCCTATCTTGACTATTGCCGTTTACTTCGGCGACTCTAAAGCCGTATTTACGAAGATATCGGCAAAACTTCTTACTTGTTTCCACCAGCGGCAAGAACACGACGGTCTTTCTGTCTTTGGCATATGTGACCATTTCTTCAGCAATCTTATCAAGATACGGCTCAAGAGCTGTTCCGAGTTCACCTACTTTGTAATCGCCTGCCGCCATGCCGACATGTGCAATGTCCAATTGCAGAGGGATGGTCTGTGCGACGATTTGAGCGAGGTATCCGGCCTTAATGGCTTGCGGAAGTTTGTATTCATACGCCAGGCTGTCGTATATCTGTCCGAGGTTTCGCATATCGCTTCTGTCAGGCGTTGCCGTAACACCCAGGACTCTAGCGTTAGAGAAGTAGTTTAAAACGTTCTGGTAGCTGTCTGAGATAGAATGATGAGCTTCATCGATAATGATCGTGTCGTAGTAATCAGGAGAAAACTGAGACAGTCGTTTCTCACGCATTAGCGTTTGAACACTGCCGACGGTAATTCGATACCAAGATTGAAGAGCCGTCTGCTCGGCTTTTTCTACTGCACATTTAAGGCCTGTGGCTTTCGCTATCTTATCGGCTGCTTGCTCCAAGAGTTCTCCACGATGTGCCAGGATTAAAACTCTATTGCCGACTCGCACTTGAGATTCGGTAATTTTGGCGAAGCAAATCGTCTTGCCGCATCCTGTGGGCAAGACGAGTAATGTTTTGTTATGACCTATGTCCCACTCATGCAGGACGGCGTCGACCGCCGCCTGCTGATAGGGACGAAGCTCAATGCCCACGATTAAAAGGCTCCTTGAGTCCACTCTTTACCCGATTCTTCCTTGTCGTAGAACCGGTCGACGTTCGGGTAAGTCTTTCCGTTATATTCCCGAAGTTTGATTTTAAAGCGACCGGTCGCTCCGAGGACTTCGTTCCAGCGGATCGTGAACTTGTCATCGCCTTTCTTCATATGCCCGATGGCACGGGCAAATCCGGTAAGCTGCCATTGTGATTTACTGTGTAGGAAGAGGTTCTGCTTAATTCGGCCTTTCTGGCCGTTCACATTTACTTCATAGGTGATTTTGGCTTCATTGCAAGCGGGCATTTTTTCGCTTCCCTCGAAGTAGCCTCGTTCGAAGTTTGTAATCTTAAAGTCATAATCTCCTGCGGGTATGTCGACAAACTCGTTTTCCACTGCTTCAATTTCTTCATCCCAACTAAATACTCTTTCTTCTGCCATGATTGTTATCCTCCTTATTATTAAAACGGTACATTTTCGTCTCGGTTTGCTTCTACTGCCTGAGCTACAGTATCGAATGCGGCAATTAAGCAACCGTCTATAAATTCTTTCGGGTAGTCCTTAATTCTCATATCAGCCGGGAAGTACCCTTTACCGCCTACAACGGCTTGTATTTCGGCTTCCGTAATATTGCGTACCTCCATAAGCTTCTTCAGGTCTTTCGGGATCCCGTCATCTTCCTTAGCCTTCTTTTTAGGCTCGGCTTTTACAACAGGTTCTTCTTTAGGGCTTTCCTCTTTCGGAGGAGCTTTCACTTCCTCAACAGGTTTCTCTTCAACTCGCGATTTTTGAATATTTTGGGGTATACAATTTTCGATTTGAGAAAATTCAAACGGTAAGCATTCCTTCAATCCATGCCGGTTTTTGGCGTCCCAGTTCGGATGATGACTCGTATACATCACCCGTTGCCCGCCTGAAACACGGACCTTTTTACTGTGACTGTCTTTGCTATCTACTTTTAAAACTTCTTCTTTGTAGTTGGCAAAAAGGAGCATATCTGCCCACTCCTTGACCATATCGGAGATTTTCTGACTGGCAGCTTTGTTGAGTTTGAGTTCGTACCGATCGTACGGAGGTTGGTCAGGTCGCTCGAACTTACGAACCATAGCATGAGCTGTAAGAACCACGTTCATACCGCTTTCAATTAAATCCTGGAGCTTATTAAGCAACCGTCCGAATTCTTCCTTCTCATATACATACCCTTTGCCATATCCGATATCTTCAATACCACCTACCTGGTATTTCGAGCAAATATGCTGTACGCAAAGCTGTTCTGCCCAGTCGATAGTGTCGATGACAAGTGTCGTGAATCCTTGATGGTCCTTTATAAGCTCTTGGACATATTCCATAAGTACCGCCCAGGATATCGGACGTTCCAGTCTTGCCACATCCATATGGGCTGTACTTGCCTCTGTATCGATGAATAAGGGCTTAGGGAAGTGAGCGGCAAATGTACTCTTGCCAATCCCTTCAGGACCATATATAACGACTTTCTGATACCGTTCTTGTTTTCCTGTAATTATCTTCATAGCTACCTCCTAAAATGTTCCGGGCGTCCACGCCTTCGGTTCTGCCGACTGCGCGGCTGACTCCTTAACATAACCGTCTTCGATAATGATGCTGCAGCTGTCATCCGTTCCGACTCTCGTAGCAATGACTTGGAGGCCTTCGTTGGTGAACCATTCGGAGAACTCTTTAAGTGTTTCCTGATCCATTTGTTCAAGCTTGTCCATAAGGACGAAGCCGCATTCAGGGTTAAGCTTACGAATAATCGCCGTAGCCACCATAAGCTGTTCAGCTCCTGACATCCCGTCCCATTGCTGCCCTTTATAGATGAGTTCGCCGTCTTTAACGCCAAGTTCCGGAAGCGGCAAGTCAGCTTTGTTAAGAAGCTCGTTCTTTGCTTCCTTGACGGCTTCAATCTCAGCTGTCAGTCCGTTATATTCAGCTGACAGCTCTTCGGCTTCGGCCTGGGCTTTTCCCTTTTCCTGATTAGCACGGACCTTACGATTAATGTCGTCGACCTGAGCGATATTGGTCTCCAATTCTTCAGTGCTTTCATCGACAAGCTCGGCTACCGTCTTTTGAGCCGTCTCTATATCGGCTAACAGCGACTCTTGTTTTGTCTGCGCTTCTTCTAAAGAGGCTTTAAGCTGAGCAATCTGAAGGGTAATCGTTTCGTGTTCTTCCGTCATCTTAGCTAGCTGTTCGCGCTTACGTTGATTCTCGCCATTTTGTGCCAAAATTTCTTGCTGTTGCTTAATTAAGTCCGAAGCACTGACCGGCTCAGTCGGAGCGTCGGGGTAATACTCAAGTTCATCAGCATATGAGCGCTTTGTTTTAGCTATGCGTCCGATTTCGAGGCGGCGATTATATCGCTGCGCTTCTTTGGCGTCGAGTTCGGCTAATTCGTCACCAATCCCGATAATCTGCAGTAACGTATTGGCCTTGTCTTTTGAGTTCATACCCATAAACTTCGGTAAGTCCAGCGCCAGTTTTTCAATAAAGCTATCCAAGAGTTTCTGTCCGGCTTTCTCACCAGACGGGTCAATAACCTTAAGGGCGCTTTTCACCCCCTTTCGTTCGACGATAAGACCGTTGGAAAGTTCGATATGGATCTCAGGCGGGAGCGTGCTGCTGTCTCTTGCCGCATTGGACGGCTTGAATTTATCGCCGCCTAAGGCCCAGGCTATAGCGTCTAATACGGACGTTTTACCTTGGCCGTTACGACCGCCTATGACGGTAAGGCCGTTTTGTGCTAATTCCATTTGTACTGCTTTTACTCTTTTTACGTTCTCAATGGCTAAGCTGTTAATTTTAACTGTCATGTGATATACTCCTTTTAATTGAAAATTTAATTTTTAGTTGTTTTGGCCGTCTTCTGTTGCTGCAGAGGGCGGCCATTTCCTATGCACTCATCGGGAATGCAGTAATCCCGATTCGGGCAACTCTCGCAATTCATGAAAAGCCTCCTTTAAAGAAGTGCTAGAAGGACGATTAAAAAGTAAATAGCCGTTAACGTAAGTACTGTTTTCAACCCTTCCTTAACGTAGTACCCGACACTATGACTCCGAACTACACAAATCGGAGTATTTTGGATTTCGTAGTATCTCCGGTTGATCCATTCAGGCGGACTTTGTAATGTAGTAGCCTTCATCCTCTATGCTCCTTTCCGTATTTCAATCCATATACACGCCAGCACAACGGCGATTACGATTACACATGTTGCGATTTCAAGTTCAATCATCGGTATCGTTCCCCCTGTCTCATTTCGGCCTGTTTTCGTAGCCAGTCATTAAAAGCCTCTGCATGGATAAGACGCTTTCCACCTCGCTGTCCGATTTTAAAGCTTGGAAAGTCAATGCTGTTCGCCCATTGGCGAATCTGTTCGTCACTTACAGAAGCCGCCTCGGCAGCCTCTTCGACTGTCATACATAACTTCATTGCCATTCTCCTTTCTTAGTAATGCTCAACGTGGAACATTAGCTCCTCATGCGTGTCTTCTGAGTCGTCAAGTGTCAGCTTGTCGGCTCTTTTTCTGTGAACGAATTCCATAGCCTTAACGATGCATTGCCATTCGTACCAGGTGAGCTTCTCAGCTTCTCGTAAAATGATTTCCGCCGGACTCATTTCCCATTCCCCCTTCCCTTTTGTTAAGGTCCCATATTTAAATTGTTGTATCCGTGGTATGCTGTAAAAAAAACACCTTTAAGGAGTTGATTTTGTTATGCGCTTAGATTTAGAACTATTCAGGGCTATTTTATTAGTTGTTGAAGAGTCCCCCACCCCCACCGTAAAGAGTAATTACTCGCTTCGTTTTGAAGGCATTCCCCCGCTAACAAGTGATTATCACGTTCACCTCCTCATTCAAGAGGGCTTTTTATACGCTATTGATGCTCGATGCAAAGATAGAGAATACGATTATTTAGAGATAGGCTTAGCCATCAAAGGCCAGCAATTTATAGACGCTATTGCTGACCGTAGTAGTCTTGATAAAATCAAAGACTACATTAAGGCCAACGCCTTACCCTTAACTCTAGATGTATTATTTAAAGTTGCGATGACTCAGTTCTCGTAACTCTTCACGGACGCCTTTGTCAGCCAATGAATATATCAAATTCAGGCGTTCCTGCTCGGCATCAATATCACCAAGATGTTTTTGTGTAACTTCCAAGATTTCTTCCCTGATTCCGATGTACAGATGTAACAATTTCAAATGTTTTCTGCTGTTAAACGGAGCTTCGTCCATACGAAGCTCTTTTTCTTTTTCGTTCATTTTCTTCCCTCCTTGTTTGCGGTTATTGTTTTTGTTGATTATTAATCAACAATTTGAGCAAAAAAAATTGCATTCCTATCCTCGGGAGAAAGATTTAATGCCTTACTAAGGCAAATAATTTCCGAACACCGGAAATCATTCTTTCCATTCAGCTTATTGTACAATCCTTGAGGAGTTAAGCCGCAGGCTTCTGCTAATGCGTAAATCTTAATCCCAGATTTGTT